TGCTCAGAACGAGAAACCCACTATTATTTATGATGGTGATTTAAATTCCAGATTAGATAACGATGTTTTTACTGCTAGAGTTTGTGTAAGGTCATTTAATGGTAGTGATTTTGCACACCCTATGGATTCTTCTACACATAAATCACATATTTATCCTAGTCTTGAATTTAGAATAGGATATGCAAAACCCGCAGACCCAATGCTAACAGAGACGGGCTTTAGTGGAACGCCTGCTATACAGTATAACCATGATTTTTATACGGGCGGCGGTTCCCCCGACAACCCACTATTAGATTATGATTTTTACGGTGCAAAATATCTTGATAACAATACTAAGGTTGATATTAAAACAGAAGATATGTGGATAGATTTTGAGTTTGTTATTAATTACACCACAGGAAAATATAGGGTTTTTATTAATGGGGTAGAAGATACATCGAATGTATATAGTTTATCGGGTAGCCCTACTGCCGGTTCTTTGTATGGTTGGGAAATGGACTTAAGACCCCAATTCTTTACTGCGGGTCAAAGAGATGATGGTGTAAACGCTAGTTATGCCCCAAAACAAACTACGCAATATCTTATGTTAGATAGGGTAGGGTTGGTTCACCACCTAAATGATTCTCCTATATTTGATAATCCAGACGATACCATACTCAATAGTTTAGAAGTGACTTTACCTACCAACGGTATTTCTAACGCTAGATTAATATTGTTTGATGATGCACAATACGAAGCCAATACAGATTCTTTTGGTAAACTAACTTCTAGTTATTACCTTAACCTTAAAAAAATTATTACAGAGGGTGATGATTGGGAAGTGTTAATATTTGGTGATGAAAATTCTAACAATGTAGATAGACCTATTTGGCGTGGGGTGTTATCAAATCTTAAAATAAAACAAGCAAATGCCGCAGGTAGATTAATAGAAGTATCAGCAGAAGATAGAGTTAGTATGTTAGGTAAGCAAATTCCTCTTTGGGAAGTAGGTCAAAAAGCCACATCAGATGAGGGAGATACGTCTGCCTATTGGTTATATGACGCAAAAGGTTTTGGGAAGATAATGAATTTTGGTGCCAGAGAGTTAGAAATGCTCTCTAACAAAATAGGGTTTGATGTAAGTAGTGGGTATAAAGAGCAAACAGACCAAAGAACGCAGTTGGGTTCTGCTCACCCCATACAAATGTATAACAACGAAGATGAAACCGGGCCTAACTATGCCGAAAAATGGTATGACGGTAAAGGTATTATGGGTTTTAGCCAAGAAGATGTAAGCGGAAACTTAAACACAATTCTATATTTCAATGTAGCACCCGGATATAGCGCAGGCAACAGTATTACAATAACTGATAGTGGGCACCATAACGGCACTTATACGGTAGCCTCTGTAGATAACGCAAGAAAGACTGTAAATATAACATCTTCTACTCTTCCCTATTCGCCAGAATCGGCAAAAATTATTATGGCTACTAATTATGTGATAGACCCTGTTTGGGATTACGATACATACAAAAGCAAATATGAAGATAATAAATGGAAAAATAACTTAATGGTGTGGGATGATGTTGAGACAAATCATCCTCAAACTACAGATGCTACTTATGATTTTACAACGTTTATTTTCGATGGCAACCCTAACTTAGAAATAGGAGATACGTTTTATGTCACGGCTCAGATGAATGTTGATAGTGGCATTCTTGGTGCAGGGACAGGTTATGCACACGTTAAGCACGAAGTAAGAGAAGTCCTCTCTGGAAGAAATTATTACAACCAAAACAGAAAGGGGTATATTCCTTTCAATAATCATTTTAGTGAATGGAATGAAAATGCAGATTATGAATGGAGTCATAAATTCTATATTGTTAGAACCTTTACAGACCACCCAACACAATTGCTTGGTGGAGAAGCAGAACACATTACAGAAACAACACAGTCCTTAACGCCTGTCGCTACTTCTGGTGCTACTAGATTTAACTTTACAGGAACAAGCAATCTTATCGCTAGTATTAAAGTAGGGGATAAAATTAGCACATCTTCTGGTAGTTATAGCGCAAGAATTGTAGAGAAGGTAGATGCTACTACAATAAAAGCGGAAACTCCGTGGCTTTCTAATGGTGGAACAAACGCAGTAAACTTTGTGATTACAAGAAACAGACCCCTTATGGGTAATAAAAGGTGGACTTGGTGTAAAGACTCTGGGGTTTGCACACCAAATACTACGGGCGAAACTGCGGCCCACAAAGCAATACATTCGGCGTGGATGAGAGATTTGCCTCATTCTTTGTGGTTCCAATATCATTTCGGGCAAATACATAAAAATACTGTAAACAGTAATGATTCTGTTATCGCAGACTCTAATTGGAGAGAGATAAACCCTACTCATATACACAACACAGGCATAACCAATACTACTACTGATGTTCCTATACCCGAATCAACATATAACGAATTAGTTTCAGCAGGGCAATCTAGTGGTATTGCTGAGATGATAAATGTAGATGCAGATAATAAAGTAGGTATTCCTTTTAGGTTTATTTATAGAGGTCTTGCTACAAAGGTAGTGACTAATGCTGATACAGGAGAAGACATTACTCGTTATTATTTGCATAAATGTCTCTATATTAGTCAAACTATACCCACTACAAATAAGCATTATATTAGAATAGAAAAAATATCCGATGATTATAAACATCTTTGGTTGCTTTGGTCTGACATGAGAAATAACGGTAAGGCAAACGCCTCTAACAATACAAGAAAAGTAAACTTTGGTTTTGCTCACCCACTTATGGATAACTACACAGTAAAATTAGCCTTTATAGACCAAGTAGATAAGGAAGGGTTTCCAGAAGTTTTTACAGAGTTAAAAATAGGCGAAGACATTGGTATGTGGAATATAGACCCAAGCAACGACCCAACCACAAGTATGCCGTTCCATACTCCGGTTGATTGGAATGCCGTAAGAGGAATAAAATTCAACACTACTACTACACAACAAAATGCAGACTTAACTTTGTCTGGTAATAACCACTACCAATTCCAAGTGCCTACGGGAGATTTAGTTTCCGGTGATAAATTTACATTACTAAATACACACCCCGGAACGCAATTAGACGGTAAAGTATTTACTATTACTTCTGGAACTAACGCTATAATAAATCATGGTAATGGAGTATCAACAATATATGGCACATTGACAACCCCACAAATGGCTAGGCCCGGTGGCACAGACAACGTTGGTGGAAACTTTGACCTAGATGGGGGAACAATAGTGGGTAAAGTAGTTGGAACTCCACTAATGGCTTCTAAATATCAAAATTGGGCAGACAAGGGTGGCTCTCTAGTTGTAGTAGATTCTTCCAGATTCTTTAATCTTAATACAGGTAGTAATGGTGGTATGGCAGGTAGAGAGTCGGGTGGCGATACACAATTAGAAGACTTTGTTGCTAGTATTCGTGGCTACCCCGCTCTTATTGATAACTATTGGAGTCAAGTAATTACTACGTCTAAAAATACAGGAGATGATTTTAGTAATCACCCTAATGAAAGAAATTTGGTCAATGATACTACTAGGGTAGTAGGAAATATATATGTTGGCGATACGGCTATTATGGTAGAGTCTACAGAAGAGTTTGGTGACTATGGTTATGGTGTTTTACAGGCTAGAGCAGATAGCACATCAAGAGAAAACAATACACAAACTTACTTTTATCATTGGGGGTCAAAATTAGATACTAAGAAAACTTATGCTATTAAGACTCGTGCAAACTATACTACTAGCGATGAATTTCATGTAAATTGTAGTGACCCTTATGGTGGTATTGCGGCGTCTACCTTTGTTTCTGATGGGATAGAGCCGGGTATGGTGTGTCAAGCATCTGCTTCTGGTGCTTTTTATAGTGTGAGTAGAGTTATTGGTGAAGTCTCTCTTAATCTTAAAAGAATACCTAGAGGTTTTGGGAGTTTAATTAGTAATGGAGACTTAGATGATAACTTAGGTGGTGCGGGCGTGGGTGAAACCCTCACATTCCATCCACAATTAGGTAAGGTCTACATAACTTCACTAGCAGAAACAGAGTTTGGAGACACCACAGAAATAGTCACAGTAGACAATCAAGTTAAACCTACTTGCACCTTTAAATTTACACACGATAATATAGAGGCTATTTCAGAATTAACAGGGGTAGCAAAAGCGGCCGGTAATTATGCTATGCTACATATCTACTACCAAGATAAAACCAAAACAGAAATAGATGAATGGTGGGAAAATAAATACGGCCCTACTTGGTCTGAGTATATGAAAAATCACGATACGTTAAATTATGAAACATACCAATGGAATAGAAAGGTAATGAGTTTTGTGTTTAGAAAAAGTGGAACGCAAGGCGACCAAGATAGCCATAGTGATTTTCAATTTAGTGATTCTACTTTTCAAGGACATACGGGTTGGCCTAAAGCCATGAGTAGACAGGGTGCTTATATTATTAATGTAAAAAAGGATAAAGACGGTAATGCCGTGACAGAAAGCAGGGAAAACACCGCCGCAGTATTTCATCATGTTATAACGACTAAATTCCCTACTATTTTTGACTCTTCTTTAAATGATAACGAAGTGACATTAACTGCTAAAAGAGATGTAAATGATACTGTTAATGGTTTTACAGATGTTTTTACAGAAAGTAAACATAATCTAGCCGGTGGTGCGAGCGATGCTTATGACAGGAGAATTGGTGTAGATATATCTGATAGCAATCTAGGTTCATTTGGTTTTACTAGTGGTCAAGTATCTGATAATAACAAAAGAATGATTGGTGGTATTAGTTATAAAAGAGAAATAGCAAGACTATATAGCCAAGCAGTAATTAATCAAACGGGCGACAACATTTTGGGAGATGTAGGTTATGGTTCAGAAGTAGAAATAGATAGAGCAACATTCCCTACCTTAGTAGTTTCTAACTCCGTGTCTTCTGAGTTTATTCTAAGAATGATGATGTTTATAGGTGGACAAGTAGAAGATAAAAACATAGGTTCGTATTATGATAGCGATAAATTTAGAATAATGTGGAATGCCGGTCTAATGAAGAGTTGGTTGCCACCCACAAATATTGCTACACCTATGGACATAAATAACGTGCCTATAACTAGAAACATGACTACAGATGGAACGACTACAAACTCAGATAGTTTTGGGAGTATAGTAGATTCCAGAGGTAAAAATATCTTCAATACTATAAAAGAAATACAACAGACTTCTGGGGTAGGAGATAATAATACAGTTAATACTTTTAGTTTCCAATTAGGTAGAGATGGCAGAGTAGACTTTAGACCCAAATATAATAGCGGTTTAGTAATGAATAGAGATAGTCTAATGGTTAGCGAAATGGATAGTAGTATAACCTCTAAAATTACTCATGTTAGAGTTTACTATAATGATAACGCTTCTTTCTATGACCACCCCGCTACTTCCATAGCCGATACTACCAAGTGGAAAATATTTAAGAAGCCGGGAATTAAAAGCGCCGCAGAAGCAAAGGCTATAGCAGAATCGGAATATGCCACATTACAAAATTCATCGCTTTCTATAAAGGCTAAACCAAAACTAGATATTAACGAAAAAGATAAAATGATACACAAAGGAAGATACGGTTATCTAGCAGACCCATATCTAGCAAATCAAGGGGTTGAAGATACAGATGATTCTACAGACCATTTTAACAGTCACCAATGGACTAGAATAGGGACAGGTGGTGCGTTTATCAACGGTATGGTAAACGCTTTAGATGGAAGGCAAAATATAGATTATAGCGACTTGGGAGATAAAGGACATAGGGCCGGTTCTTCTGATAGACCTAACGCCGCAAACAGTCAAACTCCAACGGATTACACAGAAAATTTCTTTTTCTATGGGGCTAACAGTCTATCTTATGCTCTTCAAGTAGTCCACATACCTAACGGGGCGCCTTTGTCGGATGATGATGAGAATGATTTGAGAGTAGTAATTAGCCTAAAGAATGGACAGGGCACCTTCGCTAACGATAGCGCTACAGATGCCGATATAGAGGCGGCAGAGTTTACTGTGCATTTATTCCAATGCACCTTCTCCAATGGCAACACAGGGGATGCTAGAGCAAGAAGAAAGGGCGCAACGCAGGTGGCTCATACCTCTGTAAATGTAAAGGGTAGTGGATTCTATGAGATTGAAATGCCTAACTATGCAGGTAAAAATATGGTTATTTCTGTAAACGCAGAATACCTAAGAGCGCTTCTAAGACATAGATGCGGAAACCCCAAAGCCACTAACATACTCAAGAATGCTCACGATGTTCCCAATTTAGGAAGCACTAACGTCACCTTCGATACAGGAAATGCAGATTCTATATTCCCTCTGGGAGTAAGGCATTGGACTACGCAATCAAACGGTATGTATTCTGGTCTTAGGTCATTTTATTACGCACCTAGAATCCATGTCTGTCAAGACTTGGCTTATTGGCCGGGAACCTTCATCAAGTATACTGATGCGGGGCTTGGTCTTGACAACGAAACTTTAACGATAGAAGAAGTTAAGTGGAGTGTGAAGCAAGGGGCAATAGCAGACATACGATTATTATTAGAAAAAGATGTATCTTTTAGGGGTAAAAGTATTTTTGGTAGTATATTACCGGGTGGGCCAGATGACTCTTCCACGTTCCATACAGTAGGTGCTTATGTCACACCCTCACAAAACCCTGCTGATGGTGGTAGTGTCAATACGGCGCCGGGAATATCTACTAACCCACCTAACTCTCCACCAAGTTTCAATTATACAGAAGCAGACCAAAACGTATCACAAGCAATTAACCAACAAGGTTTCCAACAACAAATAGTTAATGATGGTGGGGCGAATCAAGGTGGTGGCTACAATGATAATACCGGACAAAACTATGGTGAAAATAGTGGTGGTTCTACTATCAATCAAATAGGTAGTGGTGCTTACGCTAATATTAGGGGTCATGGAGATATGCTAATGCAACACGTTAGTAGACAGGGCCAATGGTCTATACTAGGTCAGAGAAAGCCCGCACCCACACCTAAGAGTATAAGAGGCGCAGACGCACCCATAGATATGAAGCCTGTTGGCGGGTCTGCGGTCAATACGGAAGATGGATTTACTTTGCCCGGTAAAGGAACATTCTCTGGCGAAAGTGGAAAGCAAGATAACAATGCGTTTGAAGGAGAAATAATAGTCCCACCAGATATTCTAAGCGATGAGATAGAATTGTGGGGAGAAGTCACTCACGCACCAGACGTAGATACCTCGACAAAATGTAATATTAAAACAACCGTTATTTGTAATAACACAGGAACCGCAAAAAGCCACTCGCAAACAATAAGGAGTAATACTAGAAATACTCGTGTGGTTTTGTTGCCTAGAAGAATGATAAAGAACATGGGTGTAAGTGGTAATAGGCTTACTATCAGAATAGAAAGAACGGCAAATGTTAATGATGATTCAGATTATAGTAGTGTAATTATACACAACGTAAACGTAGGTCTTAACCGAGCCGCCACATCTTCTAAATCTTCATCGGATAGTTTTGTCCCTAATTGAATTTATCTCTTAGGGCTAATATTTTTTTGGCTTTGGTTCTACCTATCCCCTTTACTTCCATTAGAGATTTTTGAGTTTGTCTACTGTGCAAAACTTTTGGGAGAGAACCAAAGTGTTGTAGTAAATCTACTGCCATAGCGGGAGTCACACCCGATATAGAAGAAAGCACCGCAACCCTATCATCGCTTGGTTTACTATTTTCCTTTCTTACGAAGTCTGGAAGTCTATTTATCTGGGCGCCGCCATCCATCATCATTTGTGTATGGTTTATGATAAGCCAATCTACAAACTCTTCCATGCTCTGTAATTCCATGTATTTTATTTTTGGGAAGCGCTGATAAAAAGTCAGTTTAAATCTGGAAATAACTTTTTTCATCTTGCTCATTTCGATTGCCATTTTTTGTCTGTTAGCATAGCCGGGAACATAGGGCTTAAGTTTAGTGCCGTAGACAACCAACATAGGGTTCTCCCAATTTTCTTCCAAGTCCCTTAATTGGTCTACTATAGTCCTTGTTCTACCGCTACCAATTATACTTCGATAGAGGTCATTGATTTCTTTAGCCTCTATTCCCCATTGGCCCATGCCATAGTCAGCACTAACCATGCGCTTTACTTTAGCCTTGCCATTTTTATTGTCTTGCGACCAATCGCCTAGCCTCATCAGTATTTTATTCACGACTTTGGGGTTTTCTCTATCGTCTATTAGTAGCACAAATACTTGTGAACCTGTAGCATATTTAAGTAGTTATATGATGCAACCGTCATCTCCACAACAAGATACTATCTTAGTGTGGCAATTTAGACAAGCGGATGAACCATGCACTTCTATAAATCCCTTATCGCTAAAACAAAGCGGGCATCTAACTTTCTTCTGTGTCATTGTCATATTTATCATTCTCCTGTTCCGTGTAGCCAACAGGAATCATTACAAAGGTTTCTTGCTTTGAACCAATTAGCCGAGGGAGTGCGAGCGTATTTTAGAAGAGACATGACTTGACTTTTAGTAGTTTGCCTATTGTAATCACGCCACCCCAGAGTAGAGATAAATTCTGTTATCTCTTCCCCTATTTGGGCCGTCTCTTCTGCGTTGAAATTGTCTGGTGGGGCAAACCACCTAAGATTGTCTGCTAGATAGAGTGCTAGTGCTACTCTTATCTCGTGCTTAGGGTTCTCGTGCTTGATGGCCTTTGCTAGACAAGGGGGAATAGGCACTTGATTCATCGTGCTTATCTCACCATCGAATGGCTCTAGGCTAGGCTCTTGGATTTCAAGAGCAGGGTTATCAGCAATCCACCTAACTATGTTAAAATTAGAGGGTCTTTTTTCTCCCCTAAACGGGTCATTTTTCTTTAACTCCTTCTTGGGTTCTTTAGGGATTGTATAAGTCAATGGACTTTCTTTGAATTTATCCACATCAATATTTACTGCCCACTTACCACGAGCCACATTAAATGTGTCTGGAACCCTTGTAAGTTTTTGGGGGTTTCCTACCCCATCTAAAGTCACAAGCCCTTTGGCTTTTTGTGTCTGGTATCGTGTGATGTGTCGTGCTATTGCTTGTCCCTTTACGGGCTTCTCAAATATCTCATGCACATGGAAGCCACGACCCGTAGCAACCACCCTCACATCTCCATTTAATTTAGAGAGTAAAGTAGCAACGTCTTTTTTGACTTGTTCTATTCCATGCGTAGGTGTAGTGTCAAAGTCCCACCATGCTCTATCTATGATTACTGATTCTGGGTCATATTTCCAAGCCTTAGTAGGATGCCTTCTCTCATAGGAATACAATGAAGTATAGATGGATGCTTTACCGTTTAATTTTCTTACATACTCGTCAAACTTTTCCCTAGTATCACAAGGTCTACGCCTAAGACCCATCTCTCTAGGGAACAACATACTATCACTCTGGTAAAACTATTGTCTGTTGATAACCACAAGCGCAACCCGCTACGGTAATCATCTCTGGCTTATCTCCTTGACGGCCGGTAAGCCTAACCACATCTTCATATCCTTCCCACATATCATCTGCACCACAACTTTCGCATTTAATCATTTTTTCTATTGCCATGTCTCCACATCTCCCGTTAATTCAGATTCACAATTTAAGTGAAAGTCACACCATACAGGACAAAAATATTCGTTCCAATTCATGGGGTAATTCTGGGAATTGAGAGATTCTATGGTGTCATATAAATTGTTCTCAAAGGCATTAATAGACCTGTTAAGTATAGGCTCTAAAAGAGCGAAGCCACCTTCGCTACCAAGCCACATCGTCTTTCCTCTCTTTTTATACTCGTCTAAAAGTTTATCTCCGTCTACTAGTTCGTAGTCGGGCGAGAGATACAGGAAGTGTGTTATTTCATCATAACCCATTAGTTTCAAAAGACGGCTATAATAAACCAATTCTTTTCTCGTTCTACCTAACTTGCCCATATTCATTTTTCCTGTCTTTAATTCTACAAGTATCAATCCGCCCTGTGGATGACGAATAACACCGTCAATCATACCAACCCATACTATAGGGAGTATTCCACTTTCTAATTTCAATTCCTCATAGACTTGGTGTTTTATTTCTGCCTCTACAACATCAAAACCACCTAAGTCTGCGGCGATAGAATGTAGTAATTGTTGTAATGAAACCGCACCGTCATCTTCATCTAATTGTTCTGCTTCTAGGAATCTTATCATGTCATCTGGTTCACCTAAGATGCCATGTTCCATAGCAGAGTGTATGAGACTTCCTCTAATAGCCGCCTCTGTTGGTGGGGGGCTAGGAACATCTGCCACATAGCGCCAATAGAATTGTCTAGGACACATCTTGTAAGTCATAAAGGATGACTTACTTACCCTTAAGACAGGGCCACCGGGTCTGTAAGATGAGGCTTTAGTTTGTGCCTCTGTTGCCGCAGGGCACATCACTCTTCCTCGGTCTTTCCGTTATCCCATTGGTCTATAGTCATCTGGCCTTCTGGTGCCACATTAGACCCACACTTAGGACAAGTAGTATCTTTTGGTATTGCTTGGAGTAGCGGTTGGAATAGCACCTGTCCACAGGCACCACACGCCGTTTCCTCTAGTAAGTCAAACTCTTTCAATAGTCCGTATAGTAATCCATTTACTCTAGCCAAATCTGCCGATACTGCATCTATCAGATTATCTACCTTACTATCAATTTGTTTTGTCGTTAGTTTTCCACTTAGTCTTCTGCTTCTTCCCATAATTACTACCCCTACCGTCTCCGCATATAAACTATAGCCAAGACATATTGCCTAGACCTTCAAGAGTGTTGTGTAATGGTTGCATAGACCACCCTACCATTTCATAGTATGGTGATACCTTGTCTACAATAAATCGCTTACACATTACTTTAAAGCCTATATCTATATGACCTATATCTTCTGGTTCATCGAACCCGATATACTTTCCGTTAGTATCTAGCAACACACGGAAGTATGAGCCTTTACTATAACCCTTACCTAGAAACTCATTAGCCCAAGCCGCCGCCGCAGAATTACCGGACAACACTTTGTATTCACTAAGGTTCTTCTCTAGTTTACCCTTCATAGATAATTCTAGTAGTGGGTAGTCTCCATTTAAAATAGTGCTTATAGTCTCTTGTAGGGTGTTGGTTATTTCTTCTTCCTCTTTATTGGCAAGTATTCCCTCTATAGTAGTGGTCATACATTCCTTCATCACAGGTGGCATACGGGATTGTTTCAATTCTATACCCTTAACATAAAGTGTAGGTTCGTGGGTGTTCCCATCAGTCCAAGTGACCCTACCTGCATACCTGTTTTTAGCGAGTAAAATCATGCTTGAACACCACTTCTCAAACTCGACCTCGATAGGGGCCATTTGCGTGTTGATAGCGGCCACTAATTTCTGTCCGGTAGTCGGACTACCTATTTCACAAAAGACGCTATCTGTGTGGCCGTAAAGCACCTTAGAACCGGCATTCTCAGCGAGCGTCTTGAGTGTGTTTAGAGTTTCCCTTGAAGTATGGGTAATTGCGGCCGCAATTTCTGGGTGATATAACCCGTATTTTGCGTCACCTGCGACCCCATACATAGATGCTACTAAGGACTTACAAGCAAACTGCATAGTGTCCCACCTATCATAGTTATCTGGGTCATCTTTCATTAACGTCTTGAACCTGTTTCTTAGGTTAGTCATGTTATCCATTTGCCTAACCAACAAACCCTTTCTGTCTTGTCTAAAGAAGGTGCCGTTGCCACAGTCTTTGAAATCATCCACATCGGATAACGCCCCCAAGTAAAGGTCACACTTATCAGTAATTTCTTTAGTTAGCGGGTCTATCTCATACAGGGTTTCCCATGAGATATTATGTAGGGCGGCGTTGCTATGATACATCGCTTTAATGTCTAAAATACCTACCTTCTCATAGACTCCGGGTTCGACTTCCATAACATCTGCGCCTTGATAGTCCACCTTACCAAACTGTGGTTTAGTGGGTATTCTTGCCTCAAACTGTGGGTCGGTAAGTGCTAGTGTTGTAAACATTTTAGTGATAAAAGGAGTGGAACGTATGTCGCATTGGACTAGGTGTTGTAAAGCCAGATAGTATTTTATGGCATTTACTTTACTGTCTAATAATGGCAAGAGTCTTACGTCTTGTCGGCAATAGTGAATGTAAAGTGGCAAGTCAGTATAATAGGTATTGTGCCCGTCTGGTAATTCTACCTTCTTCTGCTTGAGTGCTTCCCAAGCAACATCATCTAGTTTCTTAGAGGGAAGTTTACCGTTCTTTAACTCCCATAGTTTTGTGAATGCTACCATCAAGTCTATACAAAGCCTACCATCTATGGGTTGTTCCCAATCCTTGAATGAGTATCTTATGCCTCTTGTGGGTGACATTCTGGAAGCAGAGAGATTGTGAACCCGACACCTTTCTATAATAGTCTTAATATCAGCGCCGACAACATACCATCCGGTTATCACATCGGGGTCTTGTAAGTCCATGTGACTTAAGAAACTATCAAGCATCTCTCTTTCCGAGGGGAATGCCTTAGCGGGCGTCTCATAGTCATAATCCCCTAGTTTATTGAGTAAAACTGTCTCTTCCCTCTCCTTGTCTACAAACCAAATATACTCTTTATTTGTATACGAGTCGTAGACTATCATTACAGTAAGAGCGTTAGTTATGGGGTTCCACTCACAATCAAGATACCATACTCTATGGTCATAATTCTTGAAGGGCTTCTTACCCTCATTGATTCTATCAATCAAGACTCTGTTAGGGTAAGGTATGTTTGCTTCCCATGTTTGTATGTGGGGATGCTCTTGTTTGAATTCAAAAATATCGTTGGGGTCTGCTACTACAATCTTCACCAAGTCTTCTCCATAGACGCCTTTGTAGCCCCTCTCTTTCCTCACGGCATGGCATAGGTAGGAATCTTCCTCTTTAACGAAAAAGTAGGGCCAATAACCATTTATCTGTTCCTCTACTCTAGTCCCATCTTCATTACGAGAACGGACAAGGACACTTCTGCCTCTGCCCTTAGTGACTATCATTACCTCACCTGTGATTTCCTCTGGGTCGTGTCGGTATATTATGTTTGGTGAGCCATTGGTTTACTGCCGCCGGACTAATACCAAACTCTCTGCCTATGTCAGCCATGCTTCTCTCTTGTCCCACATATTCATCGTGCAACCATACAGGGTCACGGTATTTTTTTGGCTTGGTATTATCTATAAGGGTAAATCTTACTGTGTATTGGGAGTCTGATGCTATCGCATCTCCCTCTACCCCTAATTCAATCATCTTTCTAAGCGTCTCACTTACGTCATTTATTACAGTCATTATATCAGCCCCGCTTGGAAGATAAAATCTTGTCCACCCAAGTCGAATAGTAATCTAATCCCTTGACCTTGCTCTCTAAAGTCAAAGAACCACAAATAAATATCACCGTTAATGTGAGCGAAGGAGTGTTGTAATCCACCCTGCACCGTCACATCAAAGTATTCCCACTTACCTTCTTCCCCCTGCATATCATCGTTGCCACAGACGGTTGAAGTAGTCAATCCCTTTAACTCATTACCCACATCAACATGAAGGCCGGATTGGTCATGGTAGAATCTGTATTGGTTAGTCTTTTGTTTATTCATAGAGTCACACCTAAGAGCCTCAAACAAGGTTGTTGAGTCTATCTTATACCCACCTTTGGCATCGTATTCGGTGCCGTCTACAGAAGTGTAGGTAGGAACATCGAAACTCATATCAATTCTCTGTTGCAGAGACTTTGCTTTTTCTGTCCACTCCTTGAGGGTAGCAGGGTTATGAGGAAACGCAGTAGCATCTGGTGATGCTAGTAAAGTAGTCTGTTTGTTAGATGACTTTACCCTTAATTTATGTGCGTCTTGCGTCAGCGTGACAGGGCTTGAGTGATATTTCAACACATCTAGTAAACTATCTATACTCGTTATAAATAACGACTCAGCAACACCGATGACATTATCCTCTGTTGGCCCAGAGAAATAAGAGAGAGAGGAAACTCCATCTTTAACTAACGAGACAGTATTGGCTGAACCGCCAGAGTTATTCAAGACGCAAGATAAAACTTGGTCTTGTATTTTACCGTCTATAGTCTGCGTTCTCTTGGTCTTCTTCAAGAGAGTTTGGAGAACATCATTCCTTATTCTCATCCTTATCACTCTTGTCTGTGAGGAAAGGAAGCCCGACCCACTCTACTCCTTGTGGATTGACTGTAAGGATAGTATGTGTTGAACCTACATACTCCATGTTCTTACCCTTCATTTCTTCTATTGTTGCTCTGATGCACCACTCGTCATCCGGTAGTGTCTTATCTCCCTTAACGCCTGCGGCCATGTCAGCCTTCTTCATGTAGCGGGATAGGAATATCTGCTGAGAGAATCGGCGCATTGTTCCCTTCTCCCAATCGGGCCTCTCACCCGTAGTCATTAGAACCTTCTTACCTGTGCCGTCATCCATGTATTCTTGAATAGCCTTCAAGTGGAAGGTGTTGAATATCTTAGGGACAGGGAGAGCGTGTAGTCTGTCGAGAACATCTCGGTTCATTCGGTTGCGCTCTCGCCATTCCTTCTGATTGAAGGAGTCATCCTCATTCTCTATAATGCCCTTAGATAGTAGAGACTGTCGCATAGCAAACTCGCACCACTTTAGGAAAGTAGAACCGCCATCAAATATAATACCCGCTATAGAACCGGGTTTTTCTTCTAGGTCTTCTGCTAGAAGATTGATGAACCACTTGGTCTTGTTTACAAGAGCGTGGTGGTCTACTGAGTTATCCTCATGGAAGATTGAATCATCCGACTCATCTAGTAGAGGGATAACGATAATGTTCTCACGGTCTGGGTAAATGTAATCCACAGTAGACTTTGCAGAGTTATCTACGTCAAGAATGACAACCTTCTTACCGGACATGATTTCTTTATCCATGAGAGAAAGTGCAAGTCCGGTCTTGGCGGTATTTTCATGTCCAACCAAAGCGGCTCTCTGCTCTTGTGTATCTTGGCGTCTTGTGTCGAGAAGATTTCTGTAGTATTCTCGATTGTATAGAGTCTTTGGTGCAGACTCTACGGCACTCTTACTGTTTACGTTTGTGGTTTGTGTTCCCCAACTCATATTATCCCCTACTCGATTCCGCATATAAAGTTAGTGTCCTAGAGAAACCGTAGCATCACTACATAGGACTAGCGATGCGACAGACACGGCACTTCTAATAGAGTTTACAACCACATCTAGTGGGTCATAAACATCATTACTTAGCATATCATCAGCACTAAACTCCTTATCTATACCGGCATTCATCATAATGATTTGTTGCGGTATCTGGAAAGCGGTATTGACTAAATCATATTTACTTTCCCTAGCATACCGAGTAAGAAGTGTAGCGCCGCCTGCTACTACACCATTCTTCATGCCTGCTTTGACCGCATTCACCGCATCATCCACACGTTCTTTAGTCTCTAAAATCTCTACTTCTGTATGACCGCCTACCTTTATCGAAGCGATACCGCTTTGTAAGCGGGCGATTCTCCTAGTGATAATCTGTTGTTCCCAATCGGTTTCGGCTTTGTCCTTAGCCTCAAACAACCTGTCAATATACATCTCCGCTACCTTATGCTTACCTGTTGAGATAATGGTAGTGTCCCTACCAATCACTACAGAAGTAGCCGAACCCATGTGTCTTAGTGTGGGCTTTTTTAGGGAGAATGTATCATCGTTGGCGCTATGTATCATTGAGCCTGTGGCTTCTCTAATATCCCAAGACCAATCTAACCTAGCCTTACCCATCTCTGGCACCTTGATTAGTGCCGCATTTACTTTACCCTGCATAACATTGATAAGTAAATTAGGGAGTATTCGTTGGTTGTAGTCTTCTGCTATGATTAGCAGGCTTCGACCCTCTTTGATAGCCAATTCCAATGCGGGGATTAAGTTATCAAAGTTATCTATGTATTCCACTAGGAGTATAAGAGCATCGTTCAATTCTTTTGGGAAGTGTGGGCTTAGTGCGCCAGAATGTATCTCAAAACCATTGACATTTTCTATCGTAGTATCAAAACCACTACCTGTCTCAACGGAAACCGCCCCATCTTCACCGGACTCAATCATAACCTCTGCTATCAAAGCGCCTAGTTTAGCATCATTATTAGCGGCTATTGTTGCTACTGCCTCAAGCCTATCCTCATCACAAGGGAATGCGTCAGTCTTAATTTTACGGATTATTGTTTCCGCCTCTGCTTCTAGTGTCGCCTTGATTTCAACAGGGTCTACACCATCTTCTATCATAGCAAAGCCTATGTTGCAGAGAGATTGCGCTAATACAGTAGCGGTAGTGGTGCCGTCACCCGACTTATCCTGTGCTTGAGAAGCGACTTGCTTAATCAAGTCAATCCCCATCTGCACATGAGGGTCTGGGTCTGTGACCGCCTTAGCAACAGATACACCATCGTTGAGAATAGTAGGATATGCACCCTCTCTCTGGATGATGACCGTCTTTGCACCCGGCCCTAACGTTCCCTTAACTGTGTTAGCAACCTTGTTTACTCCCGCTAGTAATTTTTTTCTAGCATCCTTGCCGTGTAAAACCGTTTCCATTAAACCACCGCTATTATATTATCTATGATTGTCGCTACTATGCTAGTGTCTATGGAGACATTAGTAAGTAGTAGGCTTTCATCAGCAATTATAACCGTTGAAGAAACCTTTACTCTAGGGTCATCAACATTAGAGCCTAAACTCATTACCTCATACTCTCGGATAGGAGACAACAAAAGACCGGAATCTCTTGCCGTTGCCTCACTATCTTTAAGCCTTAAAAGGATATAATTGCCAAGCGCTATCATCACCATTCACCATCGTCTAGGGAAGCCTGTGTGGTGTCCATAGCCTCTGGTGTGACCGTTGGTATCTCGTTAAAGACCCACCAACCGGAGACGCCCATCCTCTGTTCGCCGGTCATCTTGTCAGCCCAAGTGCTTCCTACAAGTAGGATGCTTGAACCTACACCGAAGTCAATGTCTCTCTCAGCCGGACAGTAAACCTCAACCACAGGTGCGGTTGATGCAGGGTTCATGTCAGCGCAGATTAGAGTCGAAGCCCCGTTGTCTCTTGGGTCTATGTGGATAATCTCAGCAGGTAGGGCGCAGATAGCGTTCCAATTGCCTTCGTTAGCCTTACCGTATGCGGGCAAGTCATCTAGTCCCTTGAGAACATCAATGGGTATCTTCTCTGATGAAAGTAGTCCCTTACCACCATCCATGTAGGGGGCAGATGGGAACATATCAGCCAATGAAGCGTCAGCATTGAAGTCTAGCATTGTTGCCTTTAGGTAAGCCTTGTCACCGTTCTGGCCTACGCCTGCGGCGATAGAACCGGGTGTGAAAGTGGGCCATTGAACGTCAGCCGCCTTACCTTGTCCGACCACAGTAATTAGCCTGTAGTCAGTCTCGCCTGCTACCTTACCCAAGAATAGGGAATCTCGTGCCCTGTCATCCTGTGGGCGTGGGTTTCCAAACTTGAAGTTAGCATTACCGTTAGGGAATGTTGCGTTGTTCTTATCCCATACGCAGTAGAAGTGAGTCGTGCCATCTAGCATCATGCTATGGCGTGGTAGGTCTGTCACAGTAGTAGTGTCAGAACCAAAGAAGTCCTCACGAGCGTAGCGAGTATAAGACCCGTCTCCGTTGTCCTCTAGTAGAACAACGTCACCCCTATCAACAAACTGTTGCCGCATCTCTTCCGATGCTGATAGCAATTGGTTCTTCATCTTGTTGTAGGTGAGTTTTCCCCACTCCTTAGTGCGGGGCACAGAAATAAACATACCCTCTAATTTAGAGGCGCCAGAGCGAGCCAATGCCGCATTCTCATTTCTTACCTGCGAACCCGCAACCTTTAGGGAAAGAGCGTAGGCGTCAGCCTCACTCTTACCGGCGGCTCTCCATGTAGCCCCTTGATTAGCATAGACTTCATCAGCCTTTGCCTTCAATGCCGAAGCATCTACATTCAACGTCTTTGCCGTTCTCTCAATTATCTTATCATCAATCATTGTGTCACCTTTTTCGGTAATCTCACGCTATTCCATTCCGCATATAAGTATTGCCTTCACAACACATACGGGTGAAATTAGCGAGTATGATGCTTGGCTCAACGCCAGAAATGTAGTCTCTCTCTGCGGTCACGGCCGCATCTATGAGAATGTTTTTTGAGGCTATAGAACCGTTAGAGTCCATGCCATGATAGAAAATACTCCTTATTGAGTTTCTACCTTCCAATAACTTTAGGGCTGATACAAATTCCTTGTCTCTAAAACAAAGCGTAAGGAATAAATCACAATCAAGACCCTCATCAACCAAACCACGAACAAATGCGTCACCATTCTTCGCACCATGATAGGCTTGTAGACAATTGATAGCCGAGCGCAAGTCACCTTCATTCGCTCTAATGATTAAGCCCAATTGTTCCTCGGTTATCTCCACCCCTTCTTTACCGACTATTTCTACTAGCCTTTGCATCATAAGTTTGTCTGATACAGGATTAAAAGTGTGAACCATGCAACGAGACTTCAACCACGAAGAAACCTTACTCAAGTCATTACAAGTAAGGATGAATATGCCGTGTGCATTCTCAATCACCCCCTTCAATGCCGACTGTGCGGCGGGAGTCAATTGGTCTGCCTCATCTAATAGGAATATCTGCTTGGTGTTCCCTGTCCTAGACATGGGTAGTAATTCTTCCTCTACGAATTCTATACCCCTTGTTTTCTTACTGCTCGCATTAAAGATATGGAGAGTGTAATCTATTTCGTTTGCTAGGGCATGGGCCAAACTTGTCTTCCCTGTCCCTGCCTGTGGGCTATAGAATATCATGTGGGGGAAGGGTTGGTGTTCGGGACTGTGGTTCTTCGCAACAGACACAGGTATAGTCAAAGCATTTAGAATATGGTCTTGTCCTACTATACCCTCTAAAGTAGGGCGATGTTTCATAGCCCATACTTGACTCATTGTAATAACTCCGAATCGTCTTTTACCATCCATAGGATAGTATCGTATTTAGCATTCTTTCCTTGAACCCTAGTGGTGTCTACCTTGTAGAAGTCATCGCCTCTCATACGGATAACGTTAATCATAGTAGCCTTTGTTGGTGCGGTTCTACTGTTTCTCATAGGCTTCCCATTTACTAATGTAGCACCATCCCAGATAGAAACCGCAGGTGATGGGCCATTTTCCTTTAGGTATCTAGCCACCGCCCGCATGATATTGCCGTTGGTCTTACACTTGCCGATTCTGCTCTTGTCTTTCCTAGTGTTAGGGCTTTGAGTATTGAATGCCATGTTATCATTTCCGGTGTAGGAGTGGGGTAGAGTCGGTATGCAAAAGAACAACGAACAACCACGATTTGTTTAGGTGGGGAAAAAGAAGAAAAACCCACGCTTGTTTTAACTCTACTACCACACTCCTACAAACACTACTACACGCTTCCGCATATAAGTATTGCATTGTGACTACGCAAGCACTATTCGTCAATGATGCGTTCTATAATCATAGAAGATAATAGTCTGTAAAGTATCGCCATTTCCTCTTTGTTAGCAAACACATCTCTAGTTTGTCCGTCTAACGACATAAGAATACCCATCATTAAACCCCTAATATATTCCACAGACCAACCTTCTGCACCGGAAAGAGTGTCGTGAACCATGAAGTCTATTTCACTCTCTGGGTCTGGCTTATCAATATCAGAACAGAAATAAATCGAGCGCTTTACCATCTCAATTTCATGGATATTGTCTTGTGTTAGAATGTCCGTCAAGTATGGGTCTGCACCCTGCCTTATCACGCCTTCAATCATATCCAACATCAACCTAATATCCTCTGTCATGTCCGAACCTATGCCCCTAGTGATTTATGTCCTTTTCCTTTTCGTTCCCTTGTCGCTTCTGGTCTTTCGCTTCTTCTTAACAGGCTTAAACTGCGCTCTCATGGCGTCTAAACAAGGTTTACACATAGAAGAAAGATACCCCTTCGTCTTAAAGGGATTAACGTAGGGTGTTTTACATTTCCTACAGGTAATCATTCTTGGTATGTTGGGGTAAAGTTTGGTGTTTGGTTTGCCCATACCCATGTGATACAGTATCGGGATATTAAGATTGCCTAATACAATGCAGACAAACATCTTCGTTTTCACGGAAAACTCTGGTCTTACCACACTTACATTTCTGGGCCTTCCTTTTCTCGGCCGGACTCATAACCGTTAAAGAACGAGTGTAAGTTATATCATCTTTAGACTTTATTATTTCTCTGTTTATATCATAAACCAAATGTGTTGCCTTAGCACCTACGGCATTCTCTACCACTTCTTTACCCGTCACAACAATCTGGGAATTCTTAGACATTAAAGCACTCAAACTGTGAGGACTCGGAACGGTTCGCACAGACTTTACTTTACTGAGTAAAGCGGCCATACCCTCTTTTGTGAGGGGGCCATACTCAAAAAGCAACTCGACTATGACCCGTCTGATACGTCTATTGTTGGCGCTCACATGGAGAGCCGGTTTTTAAGAGTAATTAAATACTTTTATTAGTCATGCACTTCCAAAAACATAGCCGATGCAAAGTGGTCATGCTCTGTATCGCCTACTACCTGCCCATCATTAACGAAATGGGGCGGTGTAGTCATACTCATAAACCACCAAACAAAAAACAAAACACCAAACAAACCACATAAATTCACGGCCATTTTACATCACTATCACGAGTCTTACGCATCCCTTTGGGTAGCGTATCAGACTTGTCTCGGACTTCATTGGCTACGGATTTAAAGTTTGCCACGATTTCTCTCCAATACTTGTCATTCTCTCTGAATGGTAGCGGAACCACATCTTCTGCTTTTTTCTTTTGGGGGTAATTTATCCTACCTCTTACCCCGTATGTTCCGTAAGCAAAAATAGCCCTAACATAACTGTCGGGTAATTCCATGTTAGCGCTCGCCACCCTACGCCAGAAATCAATCTCGTTTCTATTTACACGAAGGAATGCTAGAGCATAGGGAACGGGTAGCCTCTGCACTTGTAGCCACACCTGTTTCCTGTCGCTAAACTTAAGCAAAGCATTAACGTCTATGTTAAATTGCTCTCTGCTCATAGGCCCACCAAAATTTTTTCACACTAACTTTCTATTTTGTCTTTATAAAGATTAATGAATGGGTCATGTTCATAGATATAAGTAGTAAATCTCCTGTATTGTGTTGCGCTTAGACTCCATGCTTCCCTAACCGAAGCCGCACTTAAAGAATACCCACCTACACTCCAAGAAATACCTTTGTCTGTTATAATGCCTATTAAACCATCATCTACCATAGCCTCTATTAGTTTAGGCCAATCCTTCTTGTAGATAGGTCTTGAGAATAGAGACTTATTCGACTTACTGCGCCATTGTTTCATTCTATAACCTCAAAAGCAACATCTTGGACAGGTGCCTTTAGTGCCGCCATTCTCAATTCTATGTCATCCAATAACTCTGGGTGTTCCTTGAGAGCATTAACGAGTATGTGACTCATGTTATTCATGTGCGCTTGCGCTAACAATAACTGTGAATCTACGCCTATTTCCTTCTTCAATTGCCCCACTAACTTTAGGCTTGAATTTGCTTGACCAATTAACTTGGCGGCATCGGCAACGAAATCGGAAGTCATACCGTGAGCGTCTTTCTGTTCCTCTAACTCATTTAAGTAGCCTTGAATCCTCAACACTATGTCCTCTGCCGCATCTAGTGTGTTAATTGACTGTTGCCTCGCTTCCTCAACGTGAATCGCTTCTTCTGGACTATATTCAACGTGAGCATCCATGTGGTTGATGACTGTGCCATCCTTCCAACCATGTTTACTCTCTAAATAATCTGGGCCATATTCCTCTGCTAGAAGTCCTCTCTCATACTCCTTTCTTTTTTTGTGGTCGCACATAGCGCACCCACCATCAAGAACCCATCGTAAAACCTCAACGACAAACATATCATTCTCGTTAGCGAGACGTTGTTCTATCTCTATTCTATTCTTCAACGTCATCACTCCAATAATAAAGCCTTCCGCCCCTAGTCTGCTCTACAAATGGGACTTTTTTAACCCTTAAATATTGTGAAACTTGATTAGGAGTGGGGCAAACGGCAGACTTGCAGAGTAGGTAATCCCTAGACCTCTTACCGCCGGTTGAAGCATTCATTTTGTAATGCCTTTGTGTCTTGGCGTTGCCTATTATAGTCTTTATAGTCACAGGCTCAATAGCCTCGTCTCTTAGGTATGCCACTACTGCGGGCCACCATGCGGCCTTTTTCCTCTGTGATTTTCTCCAACCCTTTGCCATACTATAACCTCTATAGGAGTGGATATGTTTCCACAATTTCTTCTATTTCATCTTCTATAGCAGAAAAGTCCTGTATTAATCGTTCCAAATAGACAGTAGCATCCATCAATTCTTCTTGAAGGTGAGTCATCCACTCTACCAGAGACAAGTCTCCACGTTCCATCGTAGTGCCATACTTACTCAAGCCGATTTCGGCTCTTTCTGCAATCTTCTCTATTACTTTATCCTCTATTTCGCTCATCGCAACCACACTTCTCTACTATAATCTCTAATCCTTCCTCATAACACGATAGTCTTTTTCTGCATTCTACACATACTATTACATACGGCATTTTCATTCCTCACTTCTCGGCCCTATCCTACACAAAAGTCCTTTCCGCCCCCGCCTGTTAGTGCTTGGTTCAAACTCGTGATACCATGACTGTCCTTCAAGGTTTTCGATAACCCAACGCTTCGCACCTTGATAGTCTCCCATAGTGACCATACGGGAAATCTCTTTTAAGAGTTGTGATTTCGGCAGGTCTTGTAGCCAGAAGGTGCTTCGTATCAATTCTAGGTCTGCATCCATTACCCTACGCCTCTGCTCTAGTGACTGTGATAATATAGCCTCTAAAGTAGGGTCAAGAGTAATGATAAGTGGTTGTCCACCACGCCACTCCGGTTGCATCATGTGATACCCGATAGCAAGTCGGCGGAATAAATCAGCCTCAAAAGAACGCACATCTGGTCTGTTAATCCATTCACCTATGTCATCATCAAAAATAACCCCTATAGGTGGGTTGGAAACCGCCTCGGTCATTCTATCACGAAGCCATTGTTTGATACCAAATGCTTTAGAGGCTAATTCTGTTCGCTCATCTACGCTCATGTTGGATTGAAGGTGTTGGGCCTTCTTGAATAGTAATTCTTTTTCTGGTGTCATCTCTATGTCTATAATGAAGAATCTCCTGTCAAGCCCAGAGTCTAACTCAAATCTGGCCGGTTGCGTTCCCGCCCAACAAGTATAACGAGTAGTGTAAGATACCCACCCCGCTCTCATTGACTTGTTTACCCTGCCATTATCTAGGGAAGTAAGTAGTTGGTTTTTCATGTCCATACTGTGGTCTTTCTTGGAAGCATCGGACATTGAGGAAAATTCCTCAAAGCCAAGAAAGCCACCACATAACTCTCTAGCGAGAGGGCGACCCATAATGTTGCCTTCTTCATCCACGCTACCAAACATACCCGCTTCTGTCACGGAGTTTGGCCCCATCATAGTGTTAAATCCTTGTCCCATGTCAGCATTTTGGGAATGGATAAGGCCCGTTCCCTCTGCCAAGAACATTAAAATAAGGACTGATTTACCGCTACCCTTCGGGCCTCTTAGCATCAGATGAATCCTAGTGTCTGGCAATTGTGACATAGGCGTATAGAAAGGTATGTTGCTATGTCTCAGAGGACAGTTAGGGATAGTGAAGTCATGTTCTTCATCCACTAGCGGGCTATCGGGGTCAAAGTCGCATCGGCTACACTTGTTAATAGTGTTGAATAGATGGCCCCCTATACTACACAAGAATATGGGTATCTTGTCAGCCACATCAACGTAGTGATTTTTTTCCGCAAACTCGGAAACTTCTGTGAATATATTCATGGTGTAAACTCCCCAAATTCAAACTCGTCTTGTTCGTCTTCCAAATCAATCTTCACTAGGCTCAGGTCTGTCGCCGCTTCTAACTGCGAAGCAAACTGATTAAGAAGGTTTTCATCATACGGTAGGTGATAGTGGTTTTGTATGTAGTTTAGTAGGGTGTCGGCCGCATCCAAGTCCACAAACTGAGGACTACTAGCCGCCAACAGAACCCTAGAGAAACCATGAGGGTTAAAGTTAGCAAAGGTATTGCACCATATCCAAACATTAGGGGTTAAAGCAAAGTCAGAACCATGCTCACTTCTTTTATCCCCAAAATACTCAAGCACTTCTTCCTCGATATTGTTGAAGTTAAATACACCCAAATGCCCATGCTTGATTCTACCATAGCCCTTAAACTCATCATGTATAGAGAACAAGTCGGCGGTCATGTATGTCAAACTCCTAGCACCATATTGGTTTAAAACAAGGATTATATCACGCACGATAGGATAAGTGTATAACCAATTGTTCACGTTATGTCTGTCACTCATCGTAATCTCCACAGGATGGCATCTAGGGATGCGTATAACAAACCACCTTTGACCATCCATTGAACGTGTCTCATAAATCCTGTATTCGGGCCAGAGTGGACTCGGCATATAATTTATTGCAGGCACCGTCATTAGTTTGGAATATACTTTAGCGATAGGAGTTTCTTTTCCTATCAATGCCTTGCCTGCCATAGCAGTAGCGCCACCATGTTCCTCTTGATGATAGACTAGGATATTGGTCGGCTCATTTTTTGGGGCATCGTCTACCCACACCATATCTATATCCATACGTTGCTCTATCTTCATGTCTCCTTCTCCTTCACGCCTATTCTAGTTTGTTTTATCGGTGTAAAATTCTCGTCTATCTCTGCCATTCTCTCGTTGTATTCTTCTCTGGCAAAAAATGGTAGTGTCTTTGAGTAGTCTTGTATGGTGTGTTTTTTACCCACTATTTTTTGTATCACTTCTTTGACAGGAACGCATTCGTAAACCTTTACTGTGCGCCTCTGGTGTGCGCCCCACTCTCTCTGCTCTCCTACACATCTAAAGAAGCGGGAAACTCTTAATGTTTGCGCTACTTGGTTCATAGTCCACGAGCGCCTAGTCTTTTTTCCGTAGCCACCGCCTCTATAATTCATCTCTAAATTATTTACCTTGTCATAGATTTCGCCTGTAGACATTGGCCCTTCCTCTAACATTATCGGGTAAACAACCTCATGGAATTCCATGCTACCTGTTGCTCGTGACATTAGATTACCTCAAATACTTTAAGGGCTATTGCTATCGCAACAACCAAATTAATTCCGCCTAGTATAGTGCGCCAAAACGCCATTACTCCCATGTGGTCTAAATACCATTTCTCACTCATTTTCTTTTCCTCACTTATCCTTACTGCTTCAAATAATTCTCCCCAATAGGTCATACTGCACCCATCCACCATTCGGGCGCATCTGTGCCCTTCTCCCACTTGGCAAACTCCTTACTGTGGTAGTAGCGCCTGTATGCTTCTACTGCCGTAGTGCCTGTAGCATGAAATAGATAACCGCTTTTGATGTGGCAGGCTTCGGGCCTATGCTCATCGGGCATAGCGAGAGCGAAGGGCGTTAGGTCGCCTTCTGGTATTAACTCGGCCATGCAGAATAACTTCTCAATGCCTCGCTCGCAGAAGTGCGTCTTACCGAAGCGCTTGGTATACTCGGTGCATAGCGCAAGCGCATGGTCGCAAGCCCAATAGAAATTGTCTCGTGTCTCGCCTACCCAGAGGGTGCAAGGGTGATTGTGATAACCGCCCTTGAGTGGCGTTCCTTTCTTAGTCAATGGCATCACTTCGGGAGTAGCACCGTGTCGTATGACGGCAGAACCCAATTGTTGTAGCATTTCTACAACCATCTTGGGAACGTGCTTGTCACAATACATCTTGGCACTCGTCACCGGATGCTCGTGTAATACAAATATGTTCATAATATCCCCTAGTGCATTCCGCATATAATAATTTTGTAATGACCACGCAATCCCAGAAATAAAAAACCGTTATACTGCTCTATTGTTTCTAATATTTTTAATTCTTTCAAAGACATTTTAGAATAGACCTCTCTTATTTATCTAAAACACTATTGAAGAAATAAAATAATTACCAAAAACGTGATACTGCCCCCCTTTTTTTATGTAGTGATTACTTTTTTTGACTGAAAGAATTAGCAAACCACAGATATTGCACTTCATCATACTGCATTTCGGTCATGCTTCCCTTACTTCTATACTCGTAATCTTTAACCTGTTCCCATTCCTCATCCATTAACTTTAGTGCTGAATCTATTGCTTCGTATAGTTTCTCACTTTCTATAAACTCTAAATTCTTTTGGAAATAAGTAGCGGGTTTCATTTGCACCATGCCATCGAAGGTTTCTAAAAATACTTTTAGGCTTGCCGCAGAATGTTTGTATTTCCTATCGAAGTCATTACCCACTTGTTCTTTAATCTCTAAAATCTTATCTCCTTTTATGATTCTTAGGTATACATCACGACAGACTTTAGGTATCGCCGTTGCTGAAATATTCTCGTCTGCCACTCTTTTCAATGTCTTACCTATCTTGAAAAATGACTCTGTGGAGTCAATCTCAAGCCTCTCTTTTACATGGGCTATGATTTCCCCATGTAGCAGGCTTTCCGTTGATTCTGTGGTCTGCACCGCCATAATTATGCGGGGTTTTGCTCGCTTGTCACCGGCACTACCTAACCATATCCCCAGAGTCTTGTCTGAATAGTCCTTAATGTAATCCTCTAGTATCTTATGCAGGCTAAAGTAATCTAGCATCTCAAGGAAGGTTCGGTAATCTAAATAGGGGTCAAAGTTTCTCAACAAATCCCAGACAACCTTTCTGTCTACAATATAGAAATCCTTTACTCCGTATTTTAGGTGAACCTTTGGTTGCTTAAGATAGACGGTATAGGGTTTTCCTTTTTCGTCATATCTTTTTTCTACTCGATATGCCACCGCATCTTTAACCTTTAATTTCTTCACAAATATATCGTGGTGTGTTGGTATACCGTGATGCCCTACGAAAACTCCGCAGGCATCAAACAGGCTTTCCATTCTCCCACCTGTCGGGATTGTCGGTCTTATCCTTCCTAATCCACGCACTAAACGCCTTCATGGTCGTCATGTAGTCGTCTCTTAACGCTCTCGTGTGACCGCTTGGTGGCTTTGTTCCAAACCAAGCATAGGCTCTCCGCAGTAATTCTTCATTCGTCATTTCTTTTTCCTCTATTGTCATTATTTCACTCTCTTTTTACTTTCTACCCAATGGGTGAATTGCTCATCATCTGTCACTCGGAAGGTCTTGACCTTACTGTAAGAAAACTCCTTACCCTTGCTCTCTGTGCTATTGTCTATGCCTTTAGCGCCTCGCAATAGTTGAGAGATAGAGTTAGGACTGTAGCCTACTCTCCTTCTCGACCTTCCTTTCTTATTCTTTAGAGATGAAAGTCTACTTGCTATCTGCTCTGCCGATAGTGCTTCATCACTACCACGCAAAACTTCGGCAATATGGACTCTTATCTGATACCTACCTTTTCTCCCATTGGGCATATATCTTCCACCAGATGTTCCTTAATAAAACCTTCGTTCTGCCCACGCAATCATAATTTTTGTCATCTAATACCAATCCTTTAGGCACTATTAATCCCACTCCGGTTCGTCATAATCGTGAATTTTAGCCTCGACATATCCTTCGTGCCAACACTCTTTACACTTAATATGAAAGGTTATTTTAGATTCATCGTAATCGTGAATATTAACAATGTCATAGTATTCGTGGTTGCACTTTGGTTCATAGTCTAACTCCGGTTGAGGTAGAGCGACCATGTGATTCTCAATGCCACTCATTCTTCCTCATCTCCCTTTTTTTGTAGTCTAGCCTGTTGTGCCCAATACAGAAGTGAATTCATCTTTTCGTTTTTTAGGCGCTTCATACTTCTCCCTCTAATTCTAATTCCTTGCCACACTTCCAACAAAGTATAGAGGCTAAAACAAAGTGCTTACCACCTAGTTTTCCTTCTTCGCAAGCAAGCACATTAAATTGCCCCTTATCGTTAAGCCACTCGTGATTGCATCTTGACTCAATAACTTTAGTCTCCATTGTTCTCATCATTCGCTCATCTCCAAATGTCCGACATAATACTTACCTTTTATTTTAACCCTTATTCTATACCATTTCATTTCGGTTGGGATATAATCGGCGTTTGGATATTTAACCCCTGTTTCTTCTGTTAGGCTGATTATTTCCACATCAGTATCATCGGGGTTCAGAATTATCATTCTAACAACCCCAAGTCGTGATGATGCTTCCAGAATTGTATTGCTTCTTTCAAGCACGAACCGCAAATAGTCCCAAACGAAGTGGACTGAGCGTTGATTGTGCCATCCTCTGCACCTAGTTTCCC